TATATAAATTCTTCTTGGAGGATTTAATCCATCAGTAAAAAATAATAAATCGTCTATTATGTTTATCCCAGTAATTTTATTTTTTTTAGAAAAATTTAATATTCCAAATTTAACAGATGTAACAGTCGGGGATATATTACCTAATTTAGGAAAATCATAAATTATATTTTTAAAAACAAGTTGATCTAAATTACCATTTTGTTCTTTTCTTAATATTGTATTTTTTGGAATAGAAATATTAACATAAGGATCTTCCAATGTAATGTCAATATTATGTTCAATTAATACCTCTTCCCCTATTTGAATAGGTATAGGTTTTTGTATAACTGTTTCTAATTCATTTATATTATAATTTTGAATTATTAATTCTGAATCAGCATTACTTGTTAATATTATTTGATCTAAAGTTACCGTTTCTGTAGTTTTAGAATCTTTTATTACAACATTTGTTTCTTTTGTTTTTTGATCATATTCATAAATAACATCACTTTCATCCGAAGTTACAAACCAATATATTTTATTTTTTAAAGAATAAGAAATACTACCTATTGTTACGGCAGAGCTATCAATTGAATAAAAATCAGATAGTTGTTCGTTACCTAATAAATTTTCAATAGCTCCCACATCAGAACTCTCAGACGATGCTACTTTGACGTTTAATGCGTCAATATATTCACCATTTGGTATAAGCCTGTCGTCGAGGTCTTTATTCATTCTCCCCGACGTAAAAGTATGCTTAAGTTCTGCCATTAGTGTTTAATTTGTTTTGATTTACCTCTCATAGTTTGAGTGAGATCTTCCATATTAATGTTAGCTAATCTAATTTTAGCTGAACGCATTGTAGCTTTCTTTTCTTTTTTTAATCTATTTACTTGGTATTCAGGTATATTTGCTTTTGCAGACATGATAGCCAATGCTATAGACTTATACATAGCTTCTTCCGCAAACTTATGTATTTTCATATCCCCGTCAACATTTAATCCGTCCGACACGTATTTTATAATTATTATTTTGTTTTTAACACCGCTACTAAAAGATATAACACCTCTTGGTTGATCTATTATAAATGTATCATTTCTATTTGCATCTTGTGGATTAATACCATATCTTTTACCAAAATCAACATTAATCCCTCCGCCTTCTTCTAAATATTTGGTGTCTGATAGATCTGGGGTGCCTGTAGCGTTGTCGTTTTGAGCCTTAAACCTTTTTGAAGCTTCAGATTCTTTGCCTAATAATACGTTACCCTGATTATCATATAAAAGATTATAATCTTGATCTTGAAGAAAAGGGGTTGGGGCTGTAGTATTGTTAGTCGGCTTTAAAGGTCTTTCAAGACCATTATCATCTAAACAAGTAATTCTTACATAACTAACAAAATCGTGTGGCAATGGAAATGATAATGATGGTGGTATTTCAATTTCTATTGATTTAACATTATCTATAGTGTCATAGCTTAGCTCTTGCAAAGTTCTTTGTGCATGGTATGCAATTTCAGTCCTTTTTGCAGATTTTATTATTTTATCATCTCCAACATAAGAAACAAGAAAATTACTTATAATATCGTCAATTGATATAAATTGATAATAACCTTGGTTCTTACTATTGTAGTATTCTTTTGGAGTATATTGTGCTAAAGCCATTTATTATGATTTTTCTTTTTGTACTTTTAAATTGTCTTTTTGTTCTGCAACCTGGCTTATTTCAGGTTGTTTTATAACAAGTCCTGCATAACTTAATATTTTATATACAACAGTAGTTTCATCAGACTCATGCAATTCAAAATCTGTTGCCGTCGATGAATCATATTTTGCTATTGAACTTATTTCTACATATCCCCAAACAACTTGTGCTGGTTTTTTAATGTAAGTACATGATAATGAAGTTATTGTGGAAGGATAAACCGTAAGGTTATTGCCGTTTCTAATGTAAACAGGTTTTTTAACATCTGGTTTTGTAAGTTTAGATGCATTTATGTGTAGAAAATCGTTTTGATCTATTGCATCAAGCTCTGTTGTGTTGTTATAATATACAGTACCAAGCCTATATATATCTGATGGTAAAGCAAATACAGAATTTGCTATACTCAATCCAGCTGTGGTTCTAAATAAATTAATTTTTTCTTTAATATTGTTAACTATATTAGCGTACTCATTTGTTATTTCGCCTGTTCTGTTAAATTGATTTAGGTCATAAAAGTACTGTTCAAACACTTCTAACTGTGCTTGATTTGCTAAAAGATTATATTCTTGTGGAGTCATATAACCTCTATTCTCTTTATTAAGAATGGCTTGTACTCTTTGATATACTGTATCTACGCTAATCATATTTTTTTATTTATAATGAAGGGCCACACTAAGTGACCCTATCACTATAGTTTGACTATTTAAATTTCTTTTCAATTGCTTTATAAACTTCAGAACCTTCATCCGTTTTTAAATACGCAGCAAAAGCTGAATATGGATTTTCATCAAAAGGAACTGTCATTAGCTTTTTATTATTATTATACCAGAAGAAATTTCTTTGGTCTGGATCTAAGTATATAATAGAAGCCTCTGTTGCTTTAATAGTAAAGTTTCTTAATTGAACATTATCATCATTTACTAAATTTATAAATAATCCAGGATTATCTTTTGCAAATAATAATAAATCTCTTTTAATTTCTTGAGATGTCATTTTTGAAACCGAAGAGCCTTGTTCTACTCTTAACACAGCTTCTGCATGATCAACCTCTAATTTACTTGCTAAGTTTAAAGCTTCAATTTCTAATTGTATGTCTTCTAATTCATCTTTAGCCTCTTCAACATTATCAATTTCGTAATAAGTTACATTTCTTTGAGGATGATATAAAGACAATAGCTTTTGTAAGCATTGGTCAATTTTAGACACAAATAAATTGCCATCTTTAAAAACTATATGCTGTAATGTAGATCTACCTTTTTGTTCATCAACAAATGGAGATTTTTGATTAATAGCATATCTTAATTCTCTTGAAAACCCTTTTTCTTCATCAAACCACATAAGAGGTGTTCTTCCGTGATGTTTTGATGCCAGGGTAAGTGTTAAAGGCATTTTATTGCCTAATAACGCATATGTTCTATCTTTTACAACCCACTCATTGGTGGTTGCTTTTTGTTTTGTTGCCATAATATAATATAATATAATTAATAAAATGTAAAGGAAGGAGCACTCAAAAAGAATGCCCCTTGTCTTTACTTTAAAATTAAGCTACCTGAGAGGCAGTTTTAAATAATACGAAGTTATTAGCTCCTTGAACACACAAACATCTTTCTGATAAGAAGTGTACATTCATTTCATCAACGTCAGAAGTATAAACTCCACCTACAGATCCAGTGATCCAAGATTTCATTTTTCTATCATCAGCTTCAGAAGCTCTATATCTTACGTGCAAGAATGGTCTTTTAATGTTTTTACCAAGCGATTGATCGTACACTGTTGAAGTTCCAGCAGGTACAAGTACACCGTCGATATTTCCACCAAGTCCTCTTGTTGTAGCATCATTTAAATATTTCCAGTCAGTCTTATAAAAATCATAAGAACCTCTTCTGAAACCGCTAAACCCAAGATTAAGCGCCATGTCCTCACTATTGTTGAATACTCCAAAAGAACTACCACCATTATAATGAGCATTTACGGCTCCTAGCATATCATCAAAGGTAAGTGCAGTGGCTCTATTAAGGAAAAGCATGTTTTCTTCAATAGCTCCTTGCTTATCTAAATTTTTAAGAATTTCATCAAAGTCTTGTAACCCAGATCTTGCAGCACCATCAGAATTGTCTAGTGCATTTTCACCTGAATTAAAGTTTTGATAAATATTCCCTCTTGACTCAATAGCAGCAAACATACCTTCAGTACCTTTGTATCCATCGCCTATAGCGCCAGATCCAGAAGCAGCAAGTTCACCTTCTACCATAGCCATTTCAAGATAATCCTCATATCTAAGCCTTGTTTCATGTTCTGATTTTAAGTACCATAGGTACCCAGACGCCCCGTTTTCGGTAGTAACCTCAACCCAACCAATTTGCGCAGTATCAGAACCAGAGATAGAATATTTATCTTTGATAATGATAGGCGAATTAGAGAATTTTTGGAAACCAGCATCAACAGAACCGGCCATACCTGCAGTTCCTTTAGCAAATTCAGAACCGTATACAAACACCTTAACAGTTACAGACGAACCTGAAGTAAGTCCAGCCGCAGTAAGTGTAGACCCACCGTAAGCTTTAACAGTAAATGTGTTAGTAGCTACAGCAGAAACAACTCCTTTAACCACTTTATCAGCAGTCCAAGTAACACCGTCGTTAGGGTGAGTTCCAGCTTCAATAAGTGCAACAGTTTGGCCAACTCTTACAGCGTGTCCGTTTTCAGTGACAACGCCAGAAGTAGTATTAGCAGATGCTGCATTATAAGCAATGTGTAATCTTCCTTGTTCTGACCAAATAATTTGATCCGAAGCGGAAGGAATTTCAGCACCAACCATACGTAAGAAAGAAGCTACGGATCTGTTTCCATATCTTTCAACTTCTTTTTCGTATACATCGGGTAGAAATTGTTGTGTAAATGTTCCTCCACCAGAAGCAGAGTCAAATGTTAGGTAGTTATTACCAAACAACGTTTTTGTTGGGGTAGGCGTTAATCCTGCTGGAAACGATCCACCCGTACTAAATAATCCCATTTTTTTAAATTTTTAAAGTTATTTTCTAAGTTTAATTCGTAAACGTTCGAAATCATCACCACTTACTGCTTTAACTTGCATACCCCCTTGAGTAGTTACATTTTCATGTGTACCCCTTGGGTTCATATCTATGTTTTTAGATTGGGCCATATTAGCTTTAACAGCATCGGCTTTACCTTGTTCATAAAAATGGTTTGCAACAGCATCAGCATTCATAGCTGTAAATAATGCTTTGTGATAACCACCGGCATCTTTCATATTATTGTTTTTGTCAACAAACTTGCTGACTAACGAATTAATGTCGGATTGGTTTTCTTTTACATTATTAACATCTTTGACTTTAAATCTATATTTGTTTTCGCCTACTTTATATTCAAAACCTTTGAAATTTTCAGAAAACAAATCGCTTGTTTTTTGTTCAAATATAGATCTCTGTTGTTTAGATGTTTCTTGCGTCTGTTTATAATTGTCGTAAAACTGAACCGCTTCTTTCTGTTCATGAGACAACTTAGAACTTAACTTAAGTTCGTCGTAGTACTTACTCTTTAAATTAGTAAGAGTTGATTTAGCCTCGGCAATTGATTCTTTTAAAGCAAGTTTTTTTCTTTTAACATCTCTTTCTTCATCTGATTCTTCATCATAAGAAAAAGAGTCATCAATTAAAAAACTTATTTCTTCTTCTGTTAAATGCGGCTTAGTTTGGCGATAATGCTCTCTTAGTATTTGCATATCTTCCATGTCCGCATAATCTTTATTAAGATTTACATAATCTTCAAGAGTACCTCCTGTTTCTTTCATAAAATCAACTAATTTGTCAATATTTTCAGGTAATTCAGGTTGTGGCTCTTGTATATTATTTACGTCTTCCGATTTTTCTTTAAGCTTATTAGGAATATCTTTTATTTTATCCGCTAATGTAGCTTCTTCTTCCTCATTTACAAGCTCTAATACTTCATCCTCATTGTTATCGGTGTCGCTTTCTCCGGAAGGTTTTTCATTTGTTGTTTCGATGTTTTGTTCTTGTACCTCTCCGCTAGTTTCGGATTCGTCGCGTACAGGTACCTCATCTGTGCTTTGCTCTTTAGCGGCATCTTCTTCTTGTTTAAATTTACGTAAATCTAATTTTAGCGTCCCGTCTTCATCAACTGGTGTTTTGTACGGAGTGGGCTCTTCTTTTTTTTCTTTTGTTTTAGGTTGTGCTTGATCTTCAGTTTTATCAACTGTTTCTTCCTGCACAGCCTCTTTTATTTCTTCTGCCATGATAAAATATTATATAATTATTAAAAGTTATTATCGGGGTTCAAATTGTTCTAAGTTAAATCCGCTCCCCATGGTATCGTTACCAGCAGATTCAAATTTTTGCTCACCTTTTTTGTCTTTTCTTTGTTCTATTAATTGAGACTGTTGGCTAGCTTGTATTCTTGTTCTTTCATCTTTTCTATCTTCTTTAAAACTTTCTTTGTTTTTATATATTTCTGTTTCTTGTTGTTTTAAAGCCATATTAAGATCAAACTCAAATTTCATTAATTCTTTTTTGTATTCTTTTTCTTGCGCTAATTTTTTTATTTCTAATTCCGCTTCAACTTGAGCTAATTGAGATTTTTGTGCATTAATAGCTTCATTTTTTTGTATTTCCATTTGAGCAGCAACTTGTGTATTTTGAGAATTTGCATTAGCTTGCGCTTGAATATTTTGCTGTTGTTGTTTTTGATCTAAATCTATTTTCTTTTTTCTTCTTACTTTTAAAAGCTGATTAGCTAATTTTATATTTTTAATTTCTCTAATATCAATAGCATCTTCTAAATATATTTGATCTTTAGCTAAAGCTTGTTGTATATTATTTTCAAGTTTTTGTTTTTCTTCTTCATCTGGTGATAATTCAATAAAAATACCAAAATCATGTAAATGCATATTTTTAATATCATCTAATGTTGAAACATTAAATCTTCCAATGCTAGAAATAAATGCTTCTCTTGTAGGAGAAAACTCTAACACATCAGATATTCTTAAACTTATAGCTTCAGCTGTTTTAGCAACGAGATATAGACTTGATTGTAATATGTGCCTTGTCGCTGTATTAGAATTTGCTGCTGCTAATTTTTGAACACCCACTAAAGCATTTTTATCGGGTAATGATCCATCTCTTGCTTCATTTAAGCCGGTTACATCCCTAATCATTTGTAAATAATAATTATAAGTGTTTATAAGAGAGCCTATTTTATTATTACCCCCATTTGATGTAAGCTCTTGAATAGGCACTTTACCCGGATTCATATCCCCTTCCTGTGTCATAGATCTTCCAATTACAGAACCTGTTTGAAAAAACATATTTAATGCTTCTTGAGGATTGTAATTTGTGCCATTACCCAGATCTATTTCAGCAAGGCCATCGGCATCTAAATAAACTCCATCTGGAATCATTCTTGCCATAACTTGCTGTAACTTTAAATGTGTAAGTTGAATCATATCAGCAAAACCTGTAATTCTGCTAACTAAAGACTCTATCCTTCCTTTATATATTCTAGGTGCTACTATATTATAATTCATCATTACTTTTGTAGTATCACTTTTAGGCCTTACCATATTTTTAGCAATTTCCCATTTAAGCATTTTTTTTGTACCTAAAACAAATGCACCATCATATACAACCTCTAAAGATCTTGATTGTTTTGTAAATAAATCACTATCAGCTGGAGGATTAAATTGATCATCTTTTGGTATTGCTTTATCAGCACCTGTAGCCGTCTTTTTTATTTTAAATACTTGATTGTTATATGTTTTATAATTAAAATATAAAACCTGTATTGTATTAGCATCTAAAACTGAATCTTCATTTACATATCTATTATGTGAAGCTGCAGTTTGTACACCTTGTTGAGAAATATTTTTTAATTCATCATCTGTTAATTCTGGAAATTGTTGCTTTAGTTCATTTATAGTTACGGATCTTACTTCTCCTATATAGTATACATCGTCAAAATAAGGCGAATGCGTATAAGAATAAACTAAATCTGCTGGATCAACGTATTTTAATTTTATACCTTCTGCGGTATTAAACTCATTTTTTAAAGCACCAATACCTATAACGGCTAAATCATAATTAATTCTTCTTTGTGTTAAATCATAATTATTAGAATTAAATATAGTATTAATTGCTTGTTCTTCTGCAATTTCAATAGATTGTTTATATTCTAATTGCATGTGCAAAGATAATTCATCTTCGTTTTCAGGTAAATTATCTTTTTTTGTATTGTATACATTTATTCCTAACTTTTGTTCAATTTCATCAGAAATTTCTTTAGTTTTCATGTCAGCAATAATAGCTTCTACATAATCAGTTCTTTGTTTTATAGACGAAGGATCTTGTGAAAAAGCTTTTATATCATATAATCTGTCAGACATACCGTTTACAACTATATCAACAAACTTTGGTATTATAGGTACAGGCTTCCAGTCTAAATTTAAATATGATAAATCACCATTAATAGATAATTCATCTTTATATTTTTTTACTGATTGTTCTCCCCTTGCATATAATCTAAGTCTATGATATTCATCTCTATTAGAAAAAAATCTTGTTGCACCGCTGTCCCTTTTAAACCATTCGTGTTCTACAGCACGGGCAACTTTTAAACCGTACTCTAGGCTAGCCTTCTCAACATCAGAGGCTATTTGACTAGGAAATGAACTTTTTAGTATTGTTTCTGCCATGCTATTGTATTATTTGCGACTGCATTCCTTTATTATTAAATCTTGATAACTTCAAATCTAAACCTTTTTTTTCATATTTTGGGCGAGGGTGATATAAATGTCTATTACATGCCATAATAGCCAAGCCTGAACTTATAGTAGCATCAAACTTAGTTCTTTTATTTATATCAAATTTAGCCCAATCATTTAGCGTTGTATTAAAATATATATTTCCAAACCCGTCATCATTCATACCCACGTGTTTTTGTATATATGTTTCAATTGCCGCCGCATGCACTTGTTTAATGTCTTCAGAAGAGTTAGGTATTCCACCAACTTCTCTTTCTGCAACTGATAGTTTATTCCAAACTTTATCTGGCCTATTCATTGCAAACCCTCTATAACCTCTTCGTTTTAAATAGTATAAAAGACGAGGTTTGTTATTTTCAGCAAGCATTGGCATACCATAATACACTAATGCCATCAATACATCTTCAAAAAACATTTCAGCAGTTTGTGGTCTAGCTATATATTCTAAAAAAAATGTATTAGGAGGCGCATCCTCCATGCTAAATTTTGTTAACCCATGTAAAGATCCTTTCGATCCTTGCCCGTCGGTTGTGCCTGATATATCATATGAATCACAGCCAAACGCGCCAATGTGCTCATTGCCAGGGTGTTTAATTCCGTTTTTAGTTATTACGTTATTTTCTAACTTTTTATCAGGTGTCCATGACACTAAAAATCTTCCGCTTTTATTTGGCGCAAACATTACTTTAGTATCTTTAACACCGTTTTCCCAAAGAAAACTTCCTTTTGTAATAAATCCTTTTCTTTCTAAATCTTCATTATAATCAATTTGTTCATATATTTTACTTAAATTGAAAATACTATTTTTAGCTTCATCTCTAAAAGCGTGTTCTTCGGTTCTCGGGAATTGTCTATAATATTCATTTAAACCATCAGAGTCATTTTTTAATCCTTCAACTTCATTTTGCCAAAAATCTATGACCCCCGTTTCAATTGGTAATCCATCTGCATCAGACTCGGGTACTTTTGGCGTATCGAATACAGGGTATCCATTAGAATTAATGTATCCTTCGTAATTCCATTCCATAGGTATAAACAAAGAATATAATCCTGAGCTAGTCTGGCCATTTTTATTTCTTTTTGTAACGTCTGAATCATCATAAAGTCTTTTAAAATTATCACCTCCTTTATCTAACGAATTTGACGTTGATCCCATCATACATTTGCCTATAATTCTGCTACCTAATCTTAATGTAGTTTTTGTTACGCGCCAGTTGTTTAATATATTGTCTGGTCTTTCCCATTTACCGCTTTCATCGTGAACTAAAAGGCGAAGCTTTTCTCCATCATAAGAGTTGTCACCTGTGTTTTTCCAATCAATGGTTGTATCCAATCCCTCCGGAAGCTCATTGTTATCCCCCAAGGTAGACCTGAGACTGTTTCTTGTAAACTTGGCTGCTGGTACTCTATAAGCAAGTTCGGTTTTAGGTCTATCCATCCCGTCTTGTATCGGTTTGAAAAAGAACGGGTAATTGACTGATATGGGTACGACTTTATCTGTAAACATTTTTTTTGCGTCTGCACCGCTCTTTGATAATATACCGAATCTAGCGTCTTTAGATATTGTAGCTTGGTTAACTGTCTCGTTCGAGGCCATGAAAGAAAATCCAGACCGTCTATTTTTGAGATAGCATATTCCATATGATCTGTAATCGGCCTTGCAAGCTTCCCAGAATATATAAAATATCCTATTGGCTTCTCTATAATCTGGTCTTCCAACGTCAATTTTTGACCATTGCAAATACATATAGTGAGTCCCTGTAATATAAGTAGGCTCATTGTTATTATTAAACCAATAACCTTTTTCCCTTCTTTCAAATTCTTCATCTATATAAGGATACCATTTGTTTTTAAATTGTTCAGGATATGTTTCCCAATCAAATATAGTTTTTAAATTTTTAAACTCTTTTGGAAGATCTATTGCTGTCCACTTATTGTTTACTTTATTTAATTTAGTTACCGAAGGTAATGCTATACACAAGTTTTGAATTTCAACAATATCACCTATAGTTCCGTCTTTACTTATAACAACTACATCGTATTCTTTATTGTAACCGTATTCCCACTTTTTATATCTATTATTTTTTTTAATAATATTTTTTTTAATGGGGGAAACAGTCTTTATTAATGTTTGTTCGTACATTACTTAGATCTTTTTTCCGCAAATCCACCAAAACTTTCTTTTTCTTTTGTAGGAGTATCTTGCATTATGTTTTTTTCATTTTCAATACGGTTGAGTATTTCAAATGCATCAAATATTGCTAACTTTTTAGTTGCAGCGGCATTTTTTAATCTGTCGGCTGCTAAATCCTCATCAGGATCATCCATTATTATTTGCTCTTCTGCTACTCTTATTAGCTCTTTTACAGCTTTATAGCCAGCTTGGATTATATTCGACTTCAGTTCCTGCTCTTTCATATTTAATTGATATTGAATTTATAGGTATTCGATATAATCTTTCCCCGTCAATTAAGAACTCATACTCACTGTTTGGAGTAAAACCAACTATATCTTCATTATTTAAATTAAAGCTTTTTAAATCGCTCCCTAGGTACTTTAAAACGCCCGTGAGTGGCTTTTCTTTAGCTTCTGATAATAAATCATTATTTTTTATTGGTTTTACAAAACAATAACCAGGTGGTGTTAACCACTTATTATTTCTTTTATATAAAAATATTTGATCTATATAAACAAAAAAATTATTATTATCAAAATAATTACTGCTATCTTTTGCTTGGCCCCTAACATTATAAAATCTTCTAAATGTATTGTGATGTACTATAACTTCGTCACCTGTTTTAAGTATTGAATTATTTATAGGTGTTTCTTTTATAATGCCTTTTCTATTAATAAACTTATGATTTTCAATAGTTGTGTTCAATATTAATTCTTTTTCACCTATTTTTTTATTATTAGTATATCTGCCGTTTATAGGTGTTACCATATAAGCATGTAAGTGCTTCATTAATATTGTAAATTATATTCTATTGCAATTGCCATATTCTTATTAAAAGTTTTCCAAGGCAATACCTCTTTGTTTTTTTCAATGTATATATTATAGCTTTCGTCTTCTTCTAATATTTCTACAATTTTATGGCCTCCAAATACTTCTTGGTCTAGGCTATAGTGCATGGCGTCGTTTTTATAATCTCTGCCAATACTAATCTTTCTTATCAGATTCATTATTCTTTATTTTAGTATATTCACCGGTTTTAAAATCTATGTCTATATCACCGTATGTTTCTTTTAATTTTAATTTAAACTCATTAAGCTTTTGTCCAACGGCATCATATTGATGTAGCAAAATATGTTTTTGCGTTTCAACTTTACCTATTTGAGATTGTAATGTTTGAATTGTTGTTACAATTTTTTGTAACGTGTCCAGTTCTTCTTTTTTAATTTGTTTACTCATTATATAAAATTTAAGTTAATAAAATACAATTAATTATTACGTATTTAACCTGTTATGCAAATGCCATATAGATGTATGAATCACTACTACCATTCACAACTACATAGCTATTTTGTATTTCAAACCCTGTTGGTGTGAAATCTATATTTATAGTTGTATTACTTGCACCCCATTCAGCTATGTGAGATGATGCAAATATAGCGTTTCCATTGTCATTAATACTATCTCTTGCCGCATCTAAAATAAGCCACCCTGTACTGCTTGTACTTGTAATGTTTTTTATCATTACCCATGAGGGCTGAAATCCTATTTCTATAGAATGGCCCGAAGAGCCTGTTCCTTTATACCGGCCTATTTTACTATAACCAGGAACACTTTTCCAAGCATAAACTATCATCTCACTACCATCTTTATTTACTTCTGAAGATGCAGCGGTGCCACTGCCCGCGTTGCCAGCTTGAAACGTAGTTTCGCTTACATTAGTAAATCTATTTGTGTATTGTGTTGATCTACCCGCATAATCTAAAAATAAAGTTTCTGATGGAGAACTAAATACACTTAACCATGTAGCCCAACTAGTGCTTGCGGTATCCATATTTTTTACAACAAGAAAATCAGGTTGTGAAGATAAGCCATGAGTTATTCTTGAAGATAACACCCCGTCACCTTTATGTTTTGCAATACTAAATCCT